GTCACTGCGGCAAATCGCCGCACCGCTGCGGCAAAACGCCGCATGCGCACACAAACCGGCGGGACGCGCGGCCCGCGAAGGACGCACCCCTCCACCCCAGGCCGACCGGTGGTCGGCGTCGTCGATGATCGAGCCAGCGAGCCAGGCGCACCTAGTCGATCGCGTGCACGATGCCCTCGAGCACCACGACCCTGGCTGATCGTCCATGGCGCCACGACCACCCATCACCGCACCCGTGACCACGCCACGCCGAGGTTCCCTCCGTGCCACCGTCGCCCCTCCTACCCCGGCCACCCCCCCAGGCGGCCCTGGCGTCCGATAACCCCCCTTATGTGGAAACTGCGTAACTCGCTGGCAGACTGCGTAACCGAAGTCGGGGCAACAGGTTGCGTCCGATCGCACCGTTCCCGACGCAGCCGCCGCCACCCTCCTCGGCGGCGCGACCACAACCGGTAGGGGGTGCCGGGGGGCCTGGGGGGGGAGCGCCTCGGGTCCCTTCGTCATGAAGTACTTGGTGATCGTACCCGCCGGCATGGTGTGTCGCTCTTCGCGACTGTTGATCTTTCCCTCCCTCAAGGTGTGTTGCTCTTGGGGGCCTGGGGTGTGAAGGTGTGGACGGCGTTGCCGTTCCCGCAGTCTCGCGCGCGTGACTGGGGTGGTGGGTGGAGGTCAGCGGAGCGTCGAGTGGAAGAAGGTATCTCGGAGACGGTGGGGGAGGAGAGTGTGTAGACTTCAGCCCGACCGCACCGCCCCCAGCTTGTAGCGCCGCTGGGCTGTCGGCGCTGAGGCTCCTCCGCCTTACCCCGCTCCATCTACCCCCCGTCCCCCCTCCTACCTCCCCCCTCCCCATCTTGTCAAGAGTGACGATAGTTCATGCGTTGTTTGAGATGGCGTTGAGGAAGGTGGCGAGCTTGTTGTCGTTGGAGAAGTGGTCGCGGTACCAGGCTCGGGTGGCTCGGGCGTTGTCGAGTCGGAGTTTGGTGTCGCGGAGCGCTCTGAAGGCCAAGGTGAGGGAGTCGGTGTCGTGGGCCTGGATCCATGGTGGCGGTGTTGAGAAGTGAAGGTGCGTGGGTTGTGAGTTGACGATGACGGGTAGTCCGATGGCGGATGCTTCCTGTGAGGTGAGTCCGAAGTATCCTTGCATGTGGTCGAAGACGGCGTGGCACTTGCTCATGAGGAGAAGGAGTGTCGGGTTGTGCATCATGGATGTGGAGACGACGGCGGTGCTCGATCTGGAAGCGGCGGTGACGAGTTCGGAGGTGTTCTTGACGGATGGGTCTGTCGGGGCGTGGAAGATGCAGAAGGTGGGTAGGGGGTCGAGGGTTAAGCGTGCCTGATCGGCGTCAGGGTGGATGAGAGGCGGTGTCCACAGCGCGTGGAGAGGCTCACAGAGATCGGGAGTGGAGCAGAGGTGCCGGAAGTCCTTGTACTTGTCGAGGTAGAAGGGGAAGTTCGCTCGCAGCGAGGTCGATCCGTCGAAGAAGATGGAGGAGCGATCGGGGTGGGCGAGGTGTTTGAACGCGTCGGTGATGTCGACTGTGACGGGCTCGGTGGAGTTGGCGAACTTGGCCGTAGTGGCGTGGTAGACGGCGACATGCCAGACGATGTGGTCGGCCCACATGGCGACCTCGTCGAGGGAGCGTGTGTTCTTGATGAAGAGGTCGGCATCTGTGGCGACGTGGGTGTTGAATGCGACGGCGATCTTGCACCGATCTGGTCCGAGGTGGCTGCGCATGTGTCCGGCGGCGCCTGCGGGGTCGAACCATCCGACGTGGAGGATGTTCATGGGGTGTTGTCGCCACACTCCTGGTCCATGAGGCGTCTGGCCTCGGGAAGGTCGTTGGGGTGCAAGGATCGCAGTCGGCGGCGCAGGTCGCGCATGAAGACGGTCTTGCCGTAGCGCTTGAAGATCATGGCGCGGTAGCGGCGCAAGAGTCTCTCGTCGGCTGCGCGCTGCATTGACCGGGTGGTCATACGGTTGCGCCGCGGAAGGCGAAGAGCGACTCGGCGTCCGGCCCGTGGGTGCGCACGGTGTATCCTCGCTTGGTGAAGTCGTCGGCCGTCCACCCGGATCGGTGCGTCTGCCACTCCCACCCGTTCAATCCCCATGGATCGGGCTCGTTGTCGATCTGTTCCTGCTGGCGGAACCCGTTAGGCGTGAAGAGGACGACCTGGGTCACGTCGTTGGGCGGGCGGTCGAGGAGGTCGAGGAAGCGGAGGCCTTGGTGTCGCGTCATGTGCTCGATCACGTCGAGCGCGAGGACTGTGACGCCTGCGATGAACGCCCGTGTCTCGAGCAGGTGGACGGCGTCGCTGTGGACGATCTCGTAGCCGTGGGCTCGCATGAGGTTGACGTATTCGCCGTGGGGCTCGACGCCGATGTACCTGGAAGCCTCACCCGGATTGCGCCACGGATGGCATGGTCGGATTCCGCACCCGATGTCGATGACGTCGCGCGTGCGGCTGATTGGGAGCTGCTCGACGTGGCGCGTGAGCTCGTTCTTCAAGATCACACGAAGTCCTCGTGGGTCTGCACGCCGGGTTGAGCGGCGTAGTCGATGAACCGGTTGATGCCGTTGAACTGGCAACGGCCGCAGGTCTTGGCGTCGAAGCGTCTAAACGACCGCACCGCGTCCTCCCATGCGTCGGGAAGCCTGGTGCCGCGCAACGACCCGATCAGGCCGTGGGGGTTGTAGGCGTAGTTGCAGCAGCGGTAGAGGTTCAAGTCGGCGCCGATGTATGTCGTGAAGTGCTGGTATCCGCACAACGACTGCGTCGGGTGTCCGGTCTCGAGGTCGTCGATGCGATCGCTGAACCGGTCGATGATCTGGAAGTCCGCTCGGCGGCTTTTACAGCGCGCCTCGATGAGCTTCTCTAACACGGCGGCACGGTGTGGCTCGTGGTAGGCGGCGCCTTCAGGGAGGAACGCCGCCGAGATGCGGATGTTGTCGGCGCCGATGTCCTCGGCAAGGTCGATCGCTTGCCCGACCTCGTGGTGGTTCTCACGGGTGACGACAAAGCCGATGCCGAGCGCCACGCGCTTGAGAGTCGCCAGTTGGCGCACGTGGAGCAGCACCTTCTCGAAGACGCCGCGCGGCGCCCTACGCAAGCTCCTGTAGGTCTCCTCCGTCCCGGCGTCCAAGCTCACCCGCACCCATGCTGCACCACCGATCGCATCGGGGTTGATCTTCACGCCGTTGGTCACCAGAGCGACGTGCAATCCGAGAGACAGGGCGTAGTTGAACAGCTTGTCGAAGTCCCGGTGCACCGTCGGCTCGCCCCCGCCCGTAAACTGGATCGCCTTGACGCCCATCGTCTTGCAGTCGTTCAGGATCTCGAGCGCCTTGTCTGTCCGGATGAAGCGCGCGGGGTTGTTGTTGTCGCCTTCTTTAAAGAGCGCATTGCTCGGATTGCCGGAGACGCGGTACGAGCAGAAACTACAATTATGGACCACGAAATTGCCGGCGAGGTAGGCTTCGATAGGCGGGCATGCGAAGTTGTATACGAGCACGCGGCCACGGATCAGTCGAACCGTGTCAATCGGGCAGAGTGCCAGATCCCGCTCCAGTTCGATCCCTTCGAGCAGAAGTCTATAAGGACTGGAACGAGCTGGCGCGGCAGACGCTTCCTGTGGTCGTTGTGGCAGAAGACCACCAGGCACATCCATCCACGTGTCGTGTAGCACACGCACCACGGCCGCGTCCCTGCCGGCGCGCAGGTGTCGGGCGTCCACCCAGCCGTTTGCGGTGAGGATCGGGTGCTCGCCCGTGCATCTGAGCACTTCACCGCCAGCGTGGATCTCGTAGAGTTCGTCGGCATGTCGTGACCCGAACCGTGTGATCTCGACCAGGTTGCCGTCAGGACCGATCACGGTGTCGCCGACGGCAAGGTCTTCGATCGGTCGTTGGCCGCCTGGGCAGTCTACCTTGGTGCCGGCCTCGACGCAATCCTGGTTACAGAGGTCTGACAGGATGATCTGGACGTGGACCGGGGCGTGATGGTTGCCGGCGCGGATGGCGTCGATGACCGGCCAGTGCCGAGCGGCTTTGAAGTGGCTGTATTCGTTCACGGTTCATTTCTCTTCGGCGCGTGGGCGCTCGCGGCCAAAGCACAGGCCGAGAGCGCGTTGCAAGCGAGTGGCGTTGCGATCTTCGCCATCCTTCACCTTCGATGGTGCGTGCCGCGGGTGCCACTGGTGAGCCACCACCGGTTCATCCGGTGTCATGATCTTCATCGTCTTGCTGTACATGGCCATCAGCGCGAAGTAGACGTCCTCGTGCCCGTGCCCGAGATCGAACGACAGGTGAAAGCCCCCCATCGACATGAAGAGCTCGCGCGTGATGACCGAGCAGAAGTGCAGAAGCCGGTTGCTGTGCTTGGGGTGCTGGTACCAGCCGTTCATGAACGAGCTGTCGACCTGGCCGTCCTTGCGCAGGGTCAGGCACGGGTAGCAGATGTATGTCATCGTCGCCATCGCCTTGTCGGCGTGCGCGAGAACGTCCCCACGGTGCATGACCTCCGGGCAGGTGATGACCAGGCGCTCGCCATTCGCCATCGACGCCGCGAGGTTCAGCAGCACACCCGGGTTGGTGCGCTCGGGTGGTCGCGGCACCGAGCACGAGACGATGCGCGAGTGGATGTACGGGACCTCGCAGGTGTCACCAACGACCACGACCTCCCAGTCATCGCGGTCACCGTAGAGTCGCTCGTAGGACTCGATCGTGCGATGGAACTGCTCCTCGCGCGGCGCGTAGGCCATGATGAACGAGTAGCGGATCACCTTTTGCTTGGGGCACTCGATCATGATGCGAGGTCCTCTGGGGTGATGATGCGGGTCTTCGGGGGCCCGTTCTTGGTCAGGTTGCAGTCCTTCATCTTGAGCACCGACGCCGTGACGTGTCCGACCTCGGTGTCGCAGTCGATCCACAGGCGGTTGCCGGCCGCCGTAGAGTGCATGCAGAACCACACGTCCTCGGTCATCATGGTGCCCGACCACGGGGCCCTCTCACCGAACACGAACAGCGCCTTGCCGTCCAGGTGCTCCTTGGTGCTCAAGACCACGTCCCGGTGCATCAGCATGCAGTGCAGCCCCGTCGTGTGGGCCAGCATCAGGCCGCCCTTGTGGAAGGCGATGGGGCGTAGCACGTCCTTGACCAGAACGGCGGCCGGCGACTCGCGCTTGGGCCCACGAGTCACGAACAGAGGTGCCACCCACTTCTTCTTGTGGCTCATCAGCCGCTCGATCAGGTCCGGCGGCGGCACGGCGTCGTCATCGAGCCACAGGATCCATTCGAATCCGGACTTCAGAGCCTCGTCGATCATCTTGTTGCGGGCGTGCGCCACATGCGGGCGCTTCACCGATGCGATGCCGAACTGGGCGCCCGGGTGCGTCTGGGACATCCAGGTGTGCCCGTGCACCAGGGCCTGCAAGATCGCCTGCCACGACTCGTAGAAGACCATGTCGCGGCACGGCAGGTTGATGACCATCGAGCCTTTCATGTCTCGTTCAGTCATCGGTCTCGTCCTCCGCCGGCGGGGTGACGTTGAAGTGCTCGGCCAAGGCAACCAGGTCCGCGTGCGTCCAGAAGTAGGAGATGCCGAACATCGCCGGCTTGGGGATCTGGCGCATCCTGATGGCGCGGTGGATCTGGTCGAAAGTGAGGCCCAAGCTCGGGTTCGCCATGTTCATGGCGTCGATCGCTTCCTGGGTGGTGCGGCCCTTGTTCATCAAAACCCCCAACGACGGTTGTCGTCGCGGAGTGTAGTCCTCTCTGGACTCCACGTCAAGAGCTGGTCCAGACTTCTTGGCGGATGGCGCTCCAGTGGCTCAGCAAGTGGGACAGCCGCGTCAAGGACGAGATCGCGTCCAAGCGGTTCCAAGACTGGTACGTCGCCTGCTGGACCGGTACCGGCAAGCACGGCAAGGTCGGGACGGTCGTCGTGGCCAAGGATCCGATCGAGACCAACCCTCTCGTGGCCGTCCTCGAGATCCGGGTGAAGAACGCGATGATGGAGACCTCGAACCAAGGCCGTGGCGCCATTCTGCGCTACCCGGTGGTCAGCGGCAACGACCTGGACTGGATCGCCATCAGCCACTTCCGGAGCTGCTGTAGGCGATCGGAGGAGCCACCGCACAGGGACGTGAGACGGCGTCTCAAGGCCGACATGCACCGGATCGGAGACTGCGGATGCGACAGCAACGCCTGACCAGAGACGAGATCATCGCCTTCAACGGCGAGGCGATCACCGAGATCCACAAGGAGATCCAGGCGGCCGCCAATATCGGCGACAACGAGGAGTGCGAACGGCTGGCCGTGAAGGTGCTCTGGTACGAGATGGAGACCATGGAGCCGCGCGACCAGGTGTTCGCTCTCCAGCAGATCCGGGACATGATCACCAGCGGCGTCCGCACCAAGCCGCACGTGGGGACCGCGTTCGAGGCGTGGCAGAAGAAGTTCGCATCGGTCGAGGCAAAGGTTGCTGCCCATGGTTGAGATCAACCTTGGCCAGATCCTCTTCGCCGACTTGTTCTCGGTACCGCCCTCCTCAGCCGCGGACTTGTACGCGGACAGCGCCGGGTACCCGTGCGATCAGGTCATCATCGCGGCCAACACCGCCACCCCGTCGCTGGCCAAGTTGGCCTTCGGATTCGGGGAAGCTCCGGCCGATCCGACCCCACACACGACTGCCGACGCCACCGGCATCCCGTTGTTCATCGACACCCCTGACCAGGGCCCGATGGTCTTCAAGGCTCCACGTGGGAGCAACGCGCTGACCCACGTGAAGGCTTACAACCCGCACGGAACCAACACGTTGGATCTCATCATCACCTACATGCGTCTGTCCTGATGGTCCTACCGGCAAGCACACCGCAGGAAGCACGACGAAAGGCCGAAGCGTCGTTCTGGTGGTTCTGCGTCCACGTGATGGGCTTCCAGGACCTCTACGAGCCGCTCCACCGCCGGCTGTGCGAATTCATCCAGGAGATCGAGACCGCAGACGAGAAGTACGCATCCCTTTTGATCCCACGCGGGCACTTCAAGACCACGCTCGCTTCGGTCTCGTATCCGATCTGGCGGCTGGTGCGCCACCCGGAGCTGCGAATCCTGATCGCCCACGGCAAGCGCGATCAGTCCACAGCCATGGTGCGTGAGATCAAGACCAACATGGAGATGAACGCGCTGTTGCGCGAGTTGTGGCCGGACGTTCTGTGGAACGCCCCGCGCAAGGAGTCACCCATGTGGCTCCAGGAGCGGCTCGCCGTCAAGCACAACCGAGACGGCCGTGTCCCGTCGGTGATGGCGGCCTCCGTCGAAGCCTCGGTCGTCGGCCTGCACTTCGATTTGATCATCCACGACGACCTTGTGTTCGCCGAGAACGTCAACACCCAGGAACTGCGGGCCAACACCAAGCGCTACCGCCGCGAGTCCGAGGCGCTGATGAGAACGGATGAGTGCAAGGTCATCAACGTCGGGACCCGCTGGCACGAGGACGACGCCCACGGCGAGCTGATCGATCCGACTGGTCCCTACGCCCCGATCGACGGTCACCGCCAAGTCCGCTCGCTCGTGTTGAAGGCGATCTGCGACGAGCAGACGGCAGCATGGATGGGCTGTGAGGTCGGGGAGCCGCTGTTCCCGACGCGCTACACCTTGAAGCGGCTGGACGGGCTGCGCCAGCGCATGGGTGACTACCTGTTCGGATGCCAGTTCTTGAACGACCCGCAGCCGGACTCTATGCGGGTCTTCGACCGAGGCGACCTTCAGTGGTTCGACTCGTTGGATGGCGGGTTCCCCGTCTTCGGCACCCCGCCGCTTCCCTTCGGTGGCAAGTCTTTCAAGGTCTTCGCTGCGATGGACCCGAACCGCTCGGAGAAGGAGCACGCGGACGCCTGTGCCCTGCCGGTCTGCGCCATCGACGAAGACGGCGAGATCTGGCTGCTCGACTTGAAGCATGGGCATCCCGTAGGCGCGCAGAAGATCGACTGGCTCCGTGAGACCGCGCAGAAGTGGCATCCGGAATGGATCGCGATCGAGACCACGGGCTTCCAGATCGAGCTCGTCAAGTGGGCGCAGAAGGACCAGCTCCAGACCGGCGTCTTCTACGAGATCCTGGAGACGGAGCGATCGCGGGCAACCAAGAAGTGGGAGCGCATCCGCGCCATGGCGCCCTTGGTCAAGGCCGGCGGACTCCACGTCCGCAAGTGCCAGTGGGGCGAGTTGTTCGCGAGCGAGCTCGACAAGTACGGCCCCAACGCGAAGTCGGACGACATCCTGGACGCGCTCGCGGACATCTACGCCTTTGGCTCGGACGCCAAGCCATCAAAGGACGATCCGAAGGTCCCGTACAACCCGTTCCTGATGAGCGAGATTCTGTCGGACATCTACGCGGCCCAAGGTCAAGGAGACCGCATGAGGCTCGGCCGTGCCTACTAGCATCGTCGTCAACAGCCCGCGCGGGGCGCCGCACTCGATCTTCGCCCGCATGGCGGCTGCGGAAGACGCCCGCCGCGGCAAAACCTCGGCGTCAGACAAGGACACCGCGCGCTGGTACCAGGACTTCGTCGACTACTACTTAAAGCGCCGCAGCGAGTACGCGGCCTACTGGAAGCAGGTCGAGTCCCAGTACAACCGCGGGCGCGACATGGCGCGACGGCGAGCTGCGGCAGCGGTCGCGGTCGTCCCTGGACGCGTCTACGACATGGTCCACTCGACCGAGGCGCAGGTCTTGGGGACGCCTCCCAAGTTCCACTTCGAGGGCTGGACGCCCACCGTCGAGCGAGACCAAGTGCCGGCGTTCGAGCGGGCGATCAACAACGAGTGGGGCGAGGACCGCTCCATCATGCAGACCATCGCGCTCGGCGTGCGCGACTGCGTAAAGACAGGATGGGGCATCTGCCTGACCTCCTACAGCGGCCCCGCGAGCGACGGCGCCACCACGGAATCCGCACGACTCCGGCGGCAGCAGGAGGCGGACGACCCGATGCTGGCCGCCGCAATCGACGAGGTCGCTACCAAGGCTTCCCTCGAAGCCTCCCTCGCCGATTCGCCCGAGCAGCTCGAGGACTTCGAGCTCGACACCCGGGTCAGAACCGGCACCATCTCCAGCCGGCGCATCAGCCCATGGCACTTCGTCTGCGACCCTGACGCCACTTGCTTAGACGACGCCTCCATCGTCGGCCGGATCATCGTCAGGCGCTTGGACGCCGTGCTCGCCGACCCGAACTTCAAGGGCAAGACGGAAGGGCTCCAAGCGTCGCTCACCCAGAGCTTCGACTTCTACGGGTCGGACTCCGCCCGCGAGAAGTGGCGGACCAGCGAGGGTGGCAGCAACCCCTATGACCTGGTCGAGCTGTACGAGCTGTTCGAGCGCCGGCTGGACGGCCGATGGGACATGGTCGTGATCGCCCGCGACCACCCGACGATCCTGCGCAAAGAGGAGGCGTTCTACTGGGTTGGGTGTCCGTACTCCTTGCTGCGTTGGAACGATGACGGCGAGGAGATCTTCGCCCAGCCCGACGTCGCCATCGTGCAGGACCAACTTGACGCGGAAGTTCTGCTCTACACCAAGAGCATGGACGGCTACGCGCGCGACCAGGAAGACACGATCTTCGTCGATGCACGAGCAGGCATCACGGAGAAGGAGTGGCACGCGGTCAATGCTCCTGGTGTCTCCAAGAAGATCGAGGTGACGGTGCAGCAAGGCTCCACACTCCGCGATCTCATCATGAAGTTGCCGCGTGACTCCAAGTCCGCGGAACCCATGAACTTCCTGGCCATGATCCAGAGAGCGGTCGAGATGGGAACCGGCCGCGGCCCCAACCAGGCGCAGCAGACGCTCAAGTCCGGAGCGTCGGCGACGGAAGCCCAGATCATCGCCCAAAACGCTCTGGTGTCCAGCAGCCACAAGAGCCGTGCCGGCGAGGCGTTCGTCTTGGACGTCGCGTTGAAGCGCTTAGGCCTCATGGTCCAGTTCTACGACAAGGAGCGGATGACGCGCCTGGCCGGCCCCGAGGCCGCGGCGTCCTGGCGGGGCGGGCCTTCCGGCACCATGACCGAGAACGACATCACGCTCGGCCTGCGGGTGACCGTAGAGCGTGGGTCCATGAGGCCGCGTGACGACGCGCAGTTGTTCCAGGACATGGTGACCATTGCCACCATCAGCGCCAACAACCCGATCTTGTTCGGCAACACCGACTGGGCGACCTGGCAGATCGAGGCATACAAGGCGCTTCTCGGCGTGGCCGGCGAGAACCTTCTGATTTCGGCCGACACCGAAGAGATCAACAACGCGACCAAGAACCTGTTCGCGCTCCAGAACAGCCCGCTCCAGCAGGGCGGCGGTTCTAAGCCCGCCCAACCTGGCGTCGCATCACCGAGAGGTGCCGGCAATGGCTCGTAGCTCCGAACCAGACCGAGTCTACACCGACCACGACGGCTTCACCGTTCGTGTCCACGGCTTAACGCACGTCACGGAGCTTTCGCCCACGAAATGGGCGTACACCTACGGGCCGCGCCACGTGAGCAAGTGGTTTGGATCCGCTCCGGCAGTCCACGACGGGGCCTTCTACGACAGCGGCCGCTACAAGTACGTGGAGCACGACACCGCCGGCTCACACCCGCAGGTTGTCCAGGACCTGGCCTGCGAGGAAGGGCGCGCCGTTTGGGGCAAGAACTACGTGCGCACCAAGGACGGAGCGGAAGGACCAACGGTCGACTCGATCAGGTCGCCTCGCAAGCTCAAGGCCTACATGCTAGCGACCGGGCACCGACTCAAGGACCGCGGGGAGGAAGACCCTCTGAAAGCGCGTCGCGCGGCGGCGGCTCGGAAGATCAACCCGCGCATCCAGGCAGAGATCTCCAGACTGATGGGGGACTGATTCCAATGGGCAAGAAGAACATCAACATGGACGTCGGCGGCAGCGACCAGAAGAAGAACAAGCCGGTGAAGAGGGAGACCAGCACCATCACCACGTTCCCTCCGGGTTCCCCGCACACCCAGAAGTGATGCCGCCATGCCTGACAAGAACACCATCTTAGACCAGGGCTCAGACCCAGATCCGGACGACACCACTGGCTCTCTCGACTACGACCAGGCCGTAGGCGAGGACGAAAACCAGGGGCTGTCCGCGATCACGGGGGAAGAGGACACCTTCACCGACGTCGATCCGGAGACGCTCACGCCCGAACTCCGAGAGGCGTGGCAGAACATGCAGGCCGGCTTCACCCGGTCGATGCAGAGGGCAGCCGAGCTCCGCAGGGATGCTGAGGCCGCCAATGTCTCCGATCCCAAGATTTCTCAGAAGGCGGAGCTTCTGGACAAGATCATCGCGACGCCGGGCGGCTTGGAGGCCATCACCGCCAGCCTGACCGGCACCGCCAGGGGGCAGGCGCACCAGAGCGCCGAAGTGCAGTCGGCGTACCCGTCCGTCAAGTTCGACGACTGGAAGCCTGAGGACGTCGAGGTCATGGAGGCGGCGTCGGAGCGTTACGCGCGCAAGCACGTGCTTCCGATCGCGCAGCAGATGGCCGCTCGCATCGGCCAGCTCGAGCAGCAGATCGCTTCGATGACCTGGAGCGAGACCGCTCGCGCATTCCCTGGGGCCCAGGACAAGGCGCTCCAGGTGTCGGAGTTCATCACCAGAAACAGAGACCAGATGCAGGGTCTCTCGCAAGAAGACCAGTTCCGCAAGGCGATCGAATTCCTGGGGGTTCAGGCCCCGACCAAGACGAGCACGCCAGGCCAGGGCGGCCGGACTCGTAAGTCGGTGAACGGAAACCTCACAGGAGCAAGCGTGAGCACTGTAGGAGCCAAGCCCAAATCGCAGGGCAAGTCCTTGGCAGAGCTGCTGGCAGCCCGCATGAGTGCGGGCGGCATCGAACTGCCAAGAGGATAGCGGAAGGCCAAAGGAGGCAACTACATGCCCACCGCATCCAGGCTGGTCAACGGGTCGGCGTCAGGCTCGTTCACCACGCTGTTCACGCACGTCCTCGAAGATTGGTGGAACGGCCGCAAGGCCGAGGACATCGTCTTCAACAACGTGCCGGTTCTGTACGTGCTGTCGCGAACGTCGAAGAAGACACGGCCTCTTCCCGCGTTCCTGAACGTCCGTATCCTGGAGTCCAAGTCAGCAGGCGTCGACGCGTTCGGCGGCTACGACACGGTCTCCACGGCGTCATCCAAGGGCGCGCAGGCGGCATCGTTCCCTGTCTCCAACTACGCAGCTCCTCTGGCCATGTCGCTGGAGGAGGAGTGGGAGTTCACCTCCCCGCAGGCGATCGCCGACCGGCTCGAGGAGTACGTGGAGCAGGTCGAACTGTCGATGGCCGACCGCATCGCCAAGGACATCTACAAGGGCTCCTCAAGCAACAGCAAGAACGTCATCGGGCTGGAGGACATCTGCTACGCCGACACGCAGGCGCAAAACACCACGACGGACGCCGAGACGACCCTCGGCTACATCAACGACCGCTGGCGCGCTCGTCAGGCCACCAACACCTTGGGTGGCATCACGCGCGTCGCCTTCACGGACGTCGAGACGACCGGGACCGGCTGGGAGAACGTGTCCATCGACTTCCTTGACACGTCTGCCGGCAACACCTTTGGGCTGTCCAGCGGGGCACCCAACGCGGCCTTGAAGGCGCTCTTTCAGCTCTACTCGTTCTGCTCCTACGGGGTGATGCACCCGGACCTGATCATCTCGTCCCAGCAGCCGTTCGACGACTACGAGTTCGCGGGCTTCGACAAGCAGCGGTTCGCCAAGGAGGGCGGCGCGCTCAAGGACGTCAACCTGGCGTTCGACAACATCAAGTTCAAGGGCGCCATGTGGATCATGGACGAGTTCGCGACCACGCGCAACTCGAGCCTCGGCAATGCCACCAGCGCCAAGCAGAGGCTCTACATGCTCAACACGCGCATGATCGACCTCGCGGTCGACTCCCGGGCGGACTTCGCCCTTCGCAAGCCGAAGGAGCCGACGGACCAGCTCGCAGCGGTGCGCCACATGGTGTGGCGTGGGCAGCTCGTGGCGCGCAACCCGCGCTACCTGGGCACCATCTTCGACTACGGGACCTGAGATCAGGAGGTGAACCCATGACTCTTGGAGGCATCAACAGGGACGACGTCGTCTCGACCCCGGACAACACCAAACGGATCTGGGTGGAGGCCGACGCCACCATCGAGGTCGGGGAGGTCGTCGTCTTGGACGCCGGCAACTCCACGGACGGAAGGCTCCTGGTCGATTCGGCCGACGCCGGAGAAGACTGGCTGGCCATCGGCATCTACACGGGCAGCGGGGGGACGGGTGTCGAGACCACGGACGACGGCTTGAAAGGCCGCCAGGCCTTGGACGGTGACCAGATCGAGGTCTGCGTCGCCGGGGCGATCAACGCGCTCACCGACGGCTCCAGCAACACCATCGAGGACCTGGACCCGCTCCAGCTCGCGGCTGCCGGCAAGCTGGTGGAGCTCGACGTCAGCACCGCCACCACCGGCAACTGGTTCCGCTTCATCGCTCTGGAGCAGACCGGCTCCGACGGCAACTCGCGCGTGTGGGTCAACGGCGCCATGTCGTAGACCAAGCCAACGCTCAGGCGGGGACAATCGGGTCCCCGCCGCACAACCAGAGAGACCACATGGACCGCAGACAGAACGCACCTTGGGATGACGTGCCCGACATCGACCGCCACGAGATCCCCTACCAGAACCGCTGGTGGTACATCTGCGCCAGATCGGGGAGGTTCAAGTCCTGCTCGTGCGACTGGGACCGCTCCACGCTGACGGCCAGGAGAGTCGACGTCCCGAAGAAGGACGGGCAGGGTCCGCTGAGCTACCAGGACTTGCGCGCCGTCCTCGGCGAGTGCATGAAGGATGACAGCACGATCGCCGAGGCGTTCATCCGCTGGCGCGGCAAGGATGAGCTTCCCAAGGGGTGGCGCGACCGGGCGCTGCGCGCGCCAAGGGTCGGCTTCGAACCAGCGGAGAGCCACGCGGAGAACATCTCGGACCCCAAGCCGCGCAAAGACGAGAAGAAGCACCAGGGCGCCTTGAATCCGCCGCTGATCGGGGCGCACGAAGAGGGGTAGCAGACGATGGCCGTCGAATCACGCACGATCGGCGACCTCGTCAGCCGCGTCCACTTTCATCTCGCGAACACGGCGAACGCGAGCTCCGAGCTCAAGACCGAAATCAAGTGGGCGCTCTACTACTCGATGCTCCAGATGGTGACCGAGACCGACCACCCGGCATACGAAGCCGAGAGCACGGTCTCGGCCGCCACCTCGACCGCAGACTACGAGCTCGCGGCGGACTTCCAGCGGATCATCGAGCCCGGCGTCAAGCATGACTCGCCCCCTCAAGAGACGCTGCACATGCTCGATCAGCAGCGCCACGACGAGCTGGAAGGTGACCGCTTGTTCGAGGGTGAGAACCGGCCACGCTTCTACATCATGAAGGGTCGCGCGCGGACGGCGTCGAGCACCACCGGCCACCAGATCATGCGACTCGTGCCGACGCCGGAAACCACCTACACGATCAACTACAGCTACTTCGCCAAGCCGGTCGACCAATCGGCGGCCGCCGACGGTGATGAGCTGGACCAGCGATTCCCGCGCGAGTTCGTCGATGGGATCATTGACGGAGCCCTGTGGAAGCTGCGCCAGTTCCTGACCAGGGAACAGTCCGAATCGGCATTCGTGTCCTTCAACGAGTGGAAGGGCAAGATGCGCAAGGCCGCCAAGTCCTACACCGGTCGCGTCTTTAAGGCCCGCAGATACGGAGGCGCGCCACAGTTCCCAGGCTACCGCCCGACCGGGCTGTCCGGCACCGACCTTAGTCACTGACCCATGACCGCCAAGCGCGTGACAGCCAGAATCGACAGGTTCGCGGGGCTGTCGGACCGCGACGACCCGTTGCAGTTGACTCGGATCGAGTCGCCCGATCTGCGCAACGTCGAGTTCAGCAACCGGATCATGGAGCGTCGAGCTGGCTTTCGGCGAGTCCACGGCCAGACAACGATGCTGCGCGATTGCTCGGCACGGTTCGACGGAGACAACGACTTCATCAGCATCTTGGACCAACCCGATTTCGACTTCGCATCAAGAGGCTACGTGAGCATCGTTGCCGTGATGCGTGAGTATCCGACTTCCGAGGTGACCATCCTCGGCCGCGGGTCGGGTATCAGCATCGGACGCTTCTTCCAGTTGAGCTACGACCCGGCGTCAGGGTCCAACGGTGCGTGGCGCTTAAGGGTGTTCGACGCCGGCGTCTTGCTTCGTGACATCACCGTCGATGACGGCAATGCCTCGGACACCGTGCCAGTCGATCAGTTCCGCTTCATCGAGTTCTACAGCACTGCCGGCGACACCGGCTACACCCTGAGCGTCCTCGACGGCAACGGCGCCGACATCGGTTCGGCCACGACCACCGTCGCCGGATTCGTCAGCTCATCCGCACGATGGTTCATCGGCGCCGACGCGGCGAGCACCGGCAACGCGAACTTCACCCTGGCCGAGTTCCGACTGTTCAACGGCGCCGCCAAACCATCGTTCCAAGGGGCTTACAACCGCGAGTTGACCGATGCCGAGGCCGCCACGTGCGTCGGGTACTGGAAGTTGAACGATGGGAACGGAAGCACCGTCGCCGATTCATCGGGAAACGCCTTCACCGGAGTCATCGGGGCGGAAGGACCCGAATGGGTCACCGATCCTGACGTTGTTGTCGGACGCACCGGACTCGAGTTCTTCGGCGATTCCGGATTCATCCAGACTACCTGGAGCGCTGCCCCGCAACGGGTGTTCAGCCTCTACGACACAACCTCGCAGGCGTTCACCACTGGAGGCACTCCGGTCCGGTCCTGGACCTTTGCGTTCGTATACACACCGCGCCTGGGTCCTGGTGAAACGGCTGTCAGGGATCAGACCATATTCTGGGCAGGGACATCCGCTGACGACGACCCAACCGCCCAAGACCCCTCTCCTCTCGGAGTTCGGGTCGAGAATGACGACATCATCGTCTACTACCGAGACGCCGCCAGCGGAACCCAAACGACGGCCGTCGGACTGACGCTTTCGGACAACCAGGACACTCGCCACCGCGTGACCGTCAACTTGGGTCGCAACAGCGGGGGAACCGAGCTGGTGACTCCGTGGTGCAAGATCGAAGGCGTAACCAACGTGGTCGCCGGCTCGCCGATCACCACCGACGGTGGCAGCGACTTGGACCCTGCGAGCGTCGCGGCGTCATGGTCATTCGGGACGCAGATCACGGACTTTGACTACCCTCCAACCGAGAACAGCAACGACGCGCACCTCTTCGGGGTGCTGTCCGACGTCGCCTTCTTCCGCTCCTACGACAGCAACACCAATGCGATCGCCAGCGTCATCACGCTCTACGATCCGTTCGACCAATGGTCACGACGTACCACGCCCGTCGGCCCGCTGCCTACGCAGTCGGGTGCGCAGGCGACCTTCAACTTGATCTACGGGCTGCCGCTCGAGGACGGTTACGGGAATGTCTTGGAGGTCACCGGGCAGGTGACGACGCTCGTGGTCAAGGCAGACAGCTACCTCTACCCCGAGGAGGAGGACGGCGTCCGCTGGGACATCGGCCTGGTGGACCCATACCAGTCGGTCGAAGGCCAGATGCTCTACGCCTACGACCGGATCGGACCGCAAGGCTCAGTCTCCCGCAGCATGCTCGCCATCTGTGGGACCACGCTGTACGAGATCGACCTTGTGGCTGCGTCTGCGACCCCGGTCGCCGGCAACCTGCACAAGGGTGGCAAGTGGACGGTCGCCCAGTACGGCAGCACGGTCTACATGGCTTCCAACAACGGCAAGAGGCCGCGCAAGTGGTCGGGCGGCCTGATCGACTGGGTGGGCATCCGAGCTCCGTTCCAGGTTCCTGTCGTGACGACCAAGACCAGCGGCGGCAGTCTCGCCGATGGGACCTACTACATCAAGGTCACCTACCGGAACGGCGTCACCGGCGCCGAGAGCGATCCGTCGCCGTCGGGGTCGGCTGTCATCAGCGGCGGCAGCGGCAGCGGAGCCATCGACAGCTTGAAGATCCCGATCTCGTCTGACCCGCAGGTCACGCAGCGCCGCATATGGATTTCGACCGACGACAGCAACTTCTTTCTGGCGACCACGGCCGCAGGTGACGATGCGATCGTCGAGGGCAACACCGCGACCACCTACACAGTCGACATCGGCTCGATCAGCACGACAGGACTTTCGTTGACGGGCAACGAGGAGCCGCCACCAGGGAGCATCGTCAAGGTGTTCAAGGACCGCCTGTTCGTCGCCGGTTGGGCGACCAACCCGACGCGGGTCTACTGGAGTCAGCCGGGCGCTCTCGACGCCTTCAACCAGGCAACCGACTTCGTCGACACCGACTTGGACTCCGGCGACCCGATCTCGGCGCTCGAGACCTTGCGCGACTCCCTGATCGCCCACTACCGCGACGGCCGCGTCAGGATCACGGCGTCGGGCGACTCCACGGATCCGTTCTTCCTGACCTTCCTGTCCAAGGACTCGGGCGCCGTCGGCCCCTTGGCGGTTCTCGAGTTCGACTCGGCTCACATCTACGTCGGCGAGCGCGACATCGTCTTGTGGGATGGCTCGACGACCTTCAACGCCAGCTCGCCGCAGGACCCCGAGCGGCCGTCCATCCAGACCTTCGTCCGCGACACCATCAACCCGGCCAGGCGTGGTGACATCTCGGTCGCTCTGCATCGTCGTCGCTCACAGGTGTGGATGGCGCTGAGCACGACAGGCAACACGCGGAACGACACCATCCTCGTCTTCGACTACAGCCAAGGGGTGTGGTCGCGCTACCGCATGGACTTAGACGTGGTCGCCGAAATTGAGGACGAGAACGACGACCCTCAGATGTTTGGGATCTCGCGCGGCCACGTCGTCAAGCTCGACACCGGTGACTTCGATGGTCACTCCGACGCCGTCACGGTGGCCGCCGGCCTTGCCACGGGCGACCACTCGACGACCACCTTGCAGGACACCGGTCGGACGTGGACCGTGGACGCATACAAGGGCCTCTACTGCATCTGGTACGACAAGAGCTTGGGGTCGCTCAACTACGCCCTTATCGCGTCCAACACGGCGAACACCCTGACCTTCTACGAGACGCAGGCGGCCTCCCCGGCAACCAACGATCCATACGGCATCGGGGCGGTCGAGTTCTACGCTGACTTCAATCTCAACTTCGGCAACCCGTTCTCGTTGGTGCGGATGCACTGGGCGCATCTCCGTGGGACATCCGACAACGCCAGCAACATCGTGCGGATCGCCGCCGAGCCGAACGTGTCGGCACGCACGCAACCGTTCGGGTCGTCGACCTACAACGCCGAATCGACGTGGGCCACAACCGAGACGCACGTGTTGCTTGCCGTGGGCGGACTCGGTCGCAACTGGAGGGTGCGCGTCGGCGACACCGGGCTTGCCGCGCTCACAGGAGCATCGTTCCCTCCGTCGATCTTCGGCCGGGTGAAGATCCAGCAGATGCTATTCGATGGGATGGAGGTTGACGCGCGATGACGCTGAAGCTGCCACTTGGCGAACCGCCGCCGATCTGCACGCCTGACTTCCAGGACTGGATCGAGGTCCTGCACAAGCATCTTCTGCGGTTCTACGCGCGTGCGTTCAACGAATTGGGCTGTGGCCTGGCGTTGGATGCGGTCAACAAAATGTCGGTCAAGCTGGACGGCTTAAAGCTTACGTGCAGCGCCGACGGTCTGACGATCGGGACGTTCAACCTAGACGACATCTCGGACGTCAGTGCAGCGTCGCCATCCACCAACGACATCATCTACTGGGACGGGTCAATCTGGTCCAAGATCCCGTTCCTTTCGGCTGTCGGCGGAACCGATCTCACGGACTTAGGCGACGTCACGGTGGCCCATGCTGACAACCGGATCATCCGGTCGGTGGGTGGCGAGTGGGTCCACACGACCCTGCCGTCCTTGGCGGGTGCCGTCCTCGACCTGGAGGATCTGGCCGACGTCGCGAACATGATCAAGGCGGCGAACGACATCATCATCTGGAATGGCACGGCATGGGCGGACACGACGCTGCCGGCTCTGGCTGCTGCCGTGCTTGCCATCGGAGACCTGTCGAACGTGACGCTCACGGGCGTCGCGGTGAACGACGTCCTCGTGTGGAACGGCAGCGCGTTCATCAACGTCAACGTCACAAACGTCGACCACGGTATATTCGCAGGTCTGCTGGACGACGACCACACTCAGTACATCCGGGTGGATGGCACGCGCGCGTTCACCGGAGACCAGTCGATGGGCGGCAAGCAGATCACGTCGCTTGCGGCGGGCACGCTGGCGAACCATGCCGCGAATGTCGGACAGGTTCCAAACGCCTCCTGGGAGCGGACCTGGCTGGTGGACTCTAAGACCTACCAGGATATCGGGACCGGGACTATCGCGGCCACGGACGCCAAGATCACCGACCCAACCGACTACGACGGGCACATCATCTCGCTGACGTGGGGGCCGACGACTCAAGAAGGCTGGGCGTTCCGCTTCGTGGTGCCAGGCGATCTTGACGTGGATGCGGTCGTGACGATCACGGCGTACTACGGATTGAGCGCCGGCCCGACTTCGACGATGGCGGTCGAGATGGCCGTGTCATGCCGGGCGGTCGCAGACAACGAGGCCCTTCTCGATGGTGGCGTGCTCGCCGAGATCACGAGCAACAAAGTGGTGGGCAGCGGCGGATCAGGACACGCCGCCGGCGATCTCGTGGTCCACGCCATGGGGACGCTGTTCAGCGGCGGCGACCTGTTTGCCGGCGACCTGGTGAAGGGCGTTGTCTACCGCGACGCGGACCATGCCGACGACACGTACGCCACAGATATCGAGTTCTTTGGCTTCTCGCTCAAGGGGACCAGGAAGTTCATCGCATGACGGTCACCGCCAGATTCGCGACGCACGACGACCACGAGGCTGTGTGGCGCATCCGCAGCCAGCTCATCGGTGAGGCGGTCGCTCTCCGCGGCGAGATCATCGACGGACACGCGGTCGCCGTCTGCGAGCATGCCACGATGGGGTGGCTGCTCACGCCCACGGTCGGGGTCGTCGTAGCCGAGCACCGTGATAACGTGGTCGGTCTGGCTGTGGCCGAGCCCGGCAGGTACCAGGGGACCAGCACCCGGCCGGGCGTCGTGGTCAACCACCTGTACGTGCTCCCGGCCTACCGCGGGACGCGCGCGTGTCTCGCCATGTGTAAGCTGCTCAGGCAGTTCGCGAGGACCTTGGGCGCCGAGACCGTGCAGTTGATGGTGCAGATGGAGAACCGCGAGCTTACGCGGCAGGTGCTAGGGAACGGGTACCGCCCCATCGGGGTGGTGTTCGGAAAGGAGTTCCGGCATGGGCGACTCGAGCCAGGGCAAGCTGAACAAGCAGGCGATCGGGCAAGCGACGCAGGCAGGGGACATCCTCGCGCAAGCGGGGCAGGGCTTCGAGCAGAGCCCGCAGGTGATGCAGATCCTCCAGTTGCTGTCGGGCGTGTCGGCCGACCCGTTGAGCTTTTCTCCGGATCTTGTCGAGAGCTTGAAGCTCGCCAACCGGTCAACGGCGAATGACGTGGCGCGTCGGCAACTGGAAGAGGGGCGCGCGCGGCTGTCAACGACGAGCGGAGTCCGCAGCGGCGCTGCCAGCGGCTTGGAGGCCGAGGTCGCGTCGCGCACCGGGGCGTCGGTCGCTGAGGGTGACAGGCAGGTCGAGCTGGCGGCCGCGCAACAGCGGCTCCCTGACATCCTGCGGGTGGTCCAGGCGCTGTCCAACTTCCAGGGCCAGCGCGACCAGTTCGCGCGTGACGAGGCGCAAGCGCGACTCGGAGCGGGCGGCGTCATCGGCGGACTGAGGGCGCCTGTCTCACCGCTCGAGGGTATCGGGAGCTTCGCAGGCGGCCTGACCTCGGCCGCCGGATCGGCGGGAGGATTCCCGAACCTCTTCACTGGCGGAGGCAAGTGATGATGCGGAGGCACGATCATGGCTGACCTCGGTCCGGCACTTCAGCAGTTCACCGAAGCTTCTCGCTTCCTCGGGCCCAACATCGCCCAATCCAGGGAGTTGCAGGTTCGCCACGAGAGCGACCGGCGCCAAGCGTTCGAGCGCCAGCAGGAGCGGACAGAGAAGGCCGAGCAGCGCTCTGAGGACGTGGCGTTCCGGCGGTCCGAGCAGCGGCGGCTGCAAGAGGGCGAGCGCTTAGAACAGGAGGCGCGCACCCGTCAGCTCGACCTTTCCAGGATGGGTATCGAGCGGCAGGTCGCCAAGGACGCGCTCGATGCCGCGCAGGTCCAGGAGGACCGCGCCTTCCGTACGCTTCAAGGAGCGCGCGAGGAAGCGCGGTTCCGCGACACGCTCGGCGAGCAGCGGCGTGAGCGCTCCGAGACCCAAGCGTTCCGGCTGGGCGAGGAGCAACGCGGCCGCCAAGAACGCGAAGAGGTTCGCGTGGCTGACCGCGCGGCCAAGGAGCAGCAGGACATCCGCCGCGAGATCGAGCTGACGCGGCAGCGCGCCGATGCGCTCGCCTCAGAGAATCGACAAGCCAAGTTCACGACCCAGATGGCCCAGCTCAATAGCTACCTCGGGCGCGAGCAGTCGCTGGCCGAGCAGCAACAGAACCTGGCCGCCGTGTTGGCCTCTCAAGGTGTGCCGCAAGGGCAGATCCAGGGCACACTCAACACCTTCTTCAAGGTCATGAAACCGCTGGCCGAGCGCTCCAGCGCCGTGCTCCATGGTGGCGGGAGCGATCAAGAGCTGGAGGCCAACGAGCAGCGTGCAGAGGAGGCCATCAAGATCGCCAAGGACGTCTTCTCCGGGACCTTCTCGGAAGCGGAGTTGGAAGTGGCCCGCAAGCGCTTGGCGCGCCTGGAGGAGGAAAGCCAAAACATCGACCTGCTGCGGATGCTGAGGCACGGGAGGGGACAAGGTGCCGGGACCCAGGAAAGCCGCTTCGGCTTGCGGGAACCGGGCCTTGGGGAGCCGGCACCGGAGCCGCCTGCGAACGTAGACGACATGGTGTCCCCGGCAATCAATGGCGGCGCCACCAAAAACGAGATGCGCAAGGCGGTGGACGAAGCGACACGCGGTGGTCGCGAAATGGCAACGCCGGCAGCGGTGGTCGACGCCTACAACGCCGGTCATGGCAAGTGGTTCGTCTACGCGACGGCTGACGGCACAGTCGAGTTGCTTCCGACGGCCAAGGAACTTGGTCGAGAGCGGCAGCACAACACGCTCAAGTCCCTGTACAACGACGAGTTCAAGACCGACCAAGGCGCCAAAGAGTTCCTCCAGAAGGCCATCGATGACAAGGTGATCCCACACGCAGCAACGCGAGCTCAGGTGGTAAAGGCCATCGAACGCTTCCTCTCTGCGCCTGGCCGGGTTGTGCCGATCACACCGCTGGGGCTACCACGTTAAGGACACGACATGGCAACACCTCTGGACATCATCACCGGCCAGCTTTTGGCGCAGGCCACGAATCCGTTCGGCGCTCTCACCGGGCAGGTGGCGAGTCCTACGCGTGGTGGCCGCCAGGCTGCGGCGAACGAACCACAGGCACAGCAGGCTCCGGCGCCCGCGGCGGTCCCCGACGTCTTCGACCGCCCGCCACTTCCCCCGTTCTTCCAGCCGGCGGATCAGGCGGCTCCGTCCCAGCCTGCGAGCACGCCAGCGCCGCAGCCTGGCGGCAACCCAAGTCCGGGTGTCTTGAACCAGGCCCTGCTCTTGAGCACCCTGCTGCAAAACGCATCCCAGTCGTTTGGCGGGCTCAACAGCCTGTTCAGTGGGCTGGGCGTCAACGCGCCTGTGGGCTCACCGATCGCTCCCGCGTTCTCTGGTGGCCTACCGTTCGCAGGCTCGCCGTTGGCGCCGTTCAACCCTGGTCAGATCACATTCCAGCAAGGGCTGAGCCAAGCGTTCGGTGGCCTCGACCCCTTGATCCAGGCGCTGGCGCCGATCCAGTCATTGTTCACGGGCGGCACGCCGCTCGTCTCGTTCGCTGGCCAGCCTGGTGGCGGGCCTGGTGCCGCCATCAACCCGGCCCCCTTCCAAGCGGCGCTCGCGGCGCTCGCCCAGTTCATCTCGGGATTGCAGTAGAACGTGCCGACTCTCCAAGAGATCCTCCAGGCTCAGCGCGCCCTGTCGCAACCGACGGCGGTGCGCCTGCCCAACCTGGGGTCGCTGCTGCGCAGCCAGCTTTCGGCGACGCGGGATCCCTTGGCCTCGCTCATGCCGCAGGAGGCGGACGTCTTGGAGGCGCAACGGCGGCAGGACGACGAGGAGACCAACTTCTTCTTCAAGCTCCTCCAGATCCCGGATCGGCTGCTGTTCGGTCAGGCGATCAAGGGCGGCCTGAAGGGCGCCGGCGAGGGCGGGGTTCTTGGCGCCATTGGAGGCTTCCTCCAGAACAACCCTCTCTTCCAGATCCTGGACATCCTGCCCGGCGTGGACATCGTGGACGACACCGACTTCGCCGAAGTCCGCGAAGCGTTCGGATCGGCCGACGCCAGAGAGGGCTGGAGCAATGTCCTCATCAACCTCGCAGGCGAGATCCTCACCGATCCGTCGACATTCCTGTTCCCGTTCGCGAAAGTGGGCGCAGCAGGCAAGGCTCTTGCCGCTCCTGCGCGCAAGCAGCTTCTCGAGCAGGCGTTCAAGAGCGGCGTCGGGCTGACCGAGCAGGCGGTGAAGGGTGCGCAGTCGGCCTTCCTGACGTTCGGCATCCCGTTCGTGAACACCGGCTACCTGATGCTGCCGTTCAAGGCGCTCGACGTGCCGCTGGCGAAGACGCTCGAGCGCACGGTGGACGTCTTCAACAGCTTCGCGCCGACGGCGGCCTTGGCTAACCGCTTCTCGCGGGTCGGCGCGGTCTCCCGGGTGGTTGATGCCGACGGGAACGTGAAGGTATCCGGATCGGTCATGCGCGAGCTGGCGCGCGGCGCCTTGGACAAGGGGGATGAAACGGTCGCCAAGTGGCAGTCGGAGTTCATCCCGTTGATCCGGCGGGCCGCCAACAGCGACGTCGGAAAGCTGGCGCTTAAGGACAAGGAGGTCGCCGACCTGGTCGTGCTGGCGACCGAACTGGGGGTGACCAAGCTCGACGACGCGCTGGCCTTTGAGAACGCGGTCACGCACGGGGTTACCTACGCCAAGGCCAACTGGCGGCGCGACCGGCTGCTCGGACAGGGTGTCCACGCGAAGACGCCGGTGCCGGCCGGCATCATGGAGACGCAGAGCGCAAACGCTTTCAGGCTTCGCGCAGCCATGACGACGGCGATCGACGCCGGTGACGTCGAAGCCTTCGACACCGCGGCAACGGCGTGGATGGTTGCGTTCCCGGACGCGCGGCTGCCGGATGAAGCGCTGGACTTCATGCGCGACGGGCGCGTCGGGTCCGAGGTGCGGCCAGGCATCGACACGCCAGACGACACCCGCTTCCTATTCGGCGACGCCACCGACGAGCGGATCGCGGACGTCATCACCCCGGCGTCATCGCCCGGAACGCTCGGGCGCGCCGCGACCGCTCTGGAGACGAAGGGCGCGACCCGTGGCGTGGTCGAAGCCACCAAGACGGCGGCATTGAACCTGTACCGGTCCATCAAGGGGAGGATCGAGAAGGGGGAGATCGCCGGGAAAGCTGGCGAGAAGGTGTCACTTAGAGACATCGACGACTTCATCTCTCAGGGTCGCACCCTGATGGAGCACGTCGGTCAGAAGGACGTGGCCGACGGCTTCCTCGGCATGATCTCGGAGCTCTACGTCCCGCGCGACCTGAGCGCCGCAGGCCGCGAGCTGATCGACAGCAAGTTCGGCAAGTTCTCGAACAGCTTGAAGGGCAACGCCTCGGGCTTCGTGGCGGGGTTCATGAGGGGCCGCAAGTTCACGTCGCTGACGAGTTTCGAGGTCAACGCCATGATGCGCGAGCTGGGAACGCGCAAGACGGGATTCGCCAAGCTGTCGGGTATCGACAAGGCGCAGGACACGATCGCCAAGGTGTTCGACCTGAAGTTCGTCCGCCAGTTGCAAGAGCTTGGCGACTACGATGCCGCCTCCTTCTTCTCGACCAACCCGCTGCACCGCTGGTACCGGCGCTTGGAGGCGGACGCCAACCTGCGTGGCAAGCTCGGGTTCTACCAGAGCGTGTTCGGCGATGACTCCCTGATGGTCATGGCAAGCAAGCGGCTCGGCGAGCTGGATCCGGCCGGGCTCGGCAAGATGTTGAGCGAGGACAACTTGGTCGGGTTCTTGGACCTCGGTGGAGCTCGCTTTCAGGAGCTTACGCCGGGGCGGGCGACGTCGGTCGCTATGAGCAACGAGAACCAGGCGCGCGGTGTGATCGCCAAGGCTGCGCTCAGCCGGCACACGAGCGAGCAGATCATCAGCCAGCGCCGGGCGGTGAATGACGTGATCGACGGCTTGCGTGGCGACTTGTCGCTGACCTCGATGAGCCCAAGGAAGCTCGCGGACACGGTGCCGGCCACGCCGGCCGGGCAGAAGCTGAAGGCGCTGAAGGAGGAGCACGGCCGGCTGTCTGACGAGGCGCAGCAGTTGCGGACAGCAGGCGACCTACGCCGGCTCAAGGACGTGGGGTTCGTGGACGACGCATCCGGAGACACCCTGTTCGGCCAGCTCAACTTGAAGATCAAGGCCGAGTCCGACGCGATCCGCCAGGAAATGAGCGAACTGCGAACGGCACGCGAGGAGTTCATATCCGCCATTCGTGCCGGCACCAAGGAAGGCAAACAGCGGCTGACCGAGATCGTCAACCGGCGGATGGACGCCGGGGAGTTCGCCGACGAGTTCGCAATCGCCTTGCAGCAGAAGCGCCAAGGCCACACCGCCCTGACCGAGCTTGCCGGGGCGGACCCGGAGCGCTTCGCCACGCTAGCTGCCCGGTTCCCCGACAAGACGGTCAAGTTTCTCGACGCGGACGTCGCGAAGAACCTGTTCGGCAAACATGGGGTCCTCGAGCGGCTCCACACAGCCGACTCCTGGGGCGGCTCGCAAGCCATCAAGCTTCTGGACTCCTTCACCAACTCCTGGAAGGTGTGGACGGCGTTGCCGTTCCCGCAGTCTCGCGCGCGTGACTGGGTGTCGAACGTGCTACTGCTCCAGCAGGGCGGCGTGAGCATGCGCGGCATGTTCGCGTCAATGGGCGAGGCAGGGCGGCTCACGAGGCACGTGGGCGCCGCCCTGGCAGGCGACGATAACGCACTTGCCAAGCTCACGGCCATGACGATCAAGGCGGGGGATGGATCGACCATCACCGGGCGTGAGTTGTTCAGCATCTTGCACGAGAAGGGTGTGCTGAACAGCGGCTTCTTCCGCGACGAGATCACGCTTGGCGCCATGGACGTGCTGAAGGACAACCCGGCGGCGCTTGGCCCGGTCTCTGGGCGGCTGCTCGGCCCCTTGGCGACGGCCCATGACGCGATCATCAGCCCGGCGTTCAAGGTCTCGGAGTTCCTGGACAACCACACGAAGATCCTTGGCGTGCTTGGCGACATGAAGGCCGGGGCGTCGATCGACGACGCCATCGACCACGTCAGGAAGTGGACGTATGACTCTCGAGCCGGTCGCAACCTCACCAGCTTCGAGCGCTACCGGCTGCGCCGATTCATCCCCTTCTACACGTTCACGAAGTGGGCGTTCAAGACTGAGGCCCAAGCGTTCCTGTCCAAACCGGGGACGGTCACGGTCTGGGACAAGATCATCCGTTCAGCTCGCGGCATGACCGGGCTCAAGACCGAGTCAGAGTACCAGCAGGCGGTTCCCGAGTTCATCCGCGAGAACTTCGGCGTGGCGACCGGTAAGGACGCCGAAGGCAACCCGTCGTTCATGCTGCTCGGGTCGTCACTGCCCATCGGTGCGATCGCGCCGCTGACGGACGCCGTTCTGAAGGCGTTCTCCGGAGAGGGCGTCGGCGACGTCGGCGAAGCGCTGGGGTCGCAGCTTTCCCCGGTGTTCAAGATCCCACTGGAGAGCATGGCCGGCTGGGACTTCTACTCCGGCCGCGAGAAGACGCGGTTTAAGGGCGAGCGCAAGGAGCGCTTCGGGGTGTCGATGCCGGCCTTCTGGGCTGACCTGATCGACAACGTCCGGGTGCTGTCCTCTCTCGACAAGCTCAACGTGGTGGGCGCTGATCGTCTGATCGACCGGGGCCCGTTGCTTCCGACAGTGGGCCCGGACGGGGATCTCCAGTTAGGTCAACTGCTCGCGTCGCCGTTCAGTGTGGTGCCGGCGAGGGAAGCGGAAGCGGACGTCGATCAACGGCTGGCGTTTAAGCGGGCGCGACAGGAGAGCCAGCGGAGCCGCTTGCGCGGACTCCTGAAGAAGCGGCTGCTGGACAAGGAGACGCCGACGCAGGTGGATGACATCGAATCCATCCAGGCCCTGATCGCTGACGTCGAGGCGCAGCAACGCACCAGGGTTGGGTTGGAGTCACGGTTTGGAATCACGAGGCGATGATGGTGGACACGACGAAGACGCACACGCTGACGCCACAGAGCCGCATGAGCCTCGGGCTCGTGGTCGTGTTCGTCGGCGCGATCGTGAGCAACGTCGTGATGTGGACGCGCACGGACGCCAGCGTCAGCGTCATCGGCTCGGACGTACGAGAGATGAAGCGCGAACTGTCCGGGATGCGGGAGCAGATGGCGGGCATCCGCGAGCGGTTGTCCGCGCTGGAGGCGAAAAAGTGAGGAAAGGGGTGTAGGATCGTGGCGCGGTCTGGATCCAAGGTGGTATGGGCCGCAGACTCGCGATCGGACTTACGGTGTTGGTTCTGTCATCGACCGCCGCAACGTGGTGGTATCACGGGGCGGTGTTGGGCCGGATCGAGATGAGGACACGGATGCTGACACACACATGGCAGAGCGGTGGGATGACGGTGACGGTGACGACGTCGCGGTCGGAAGCGGCGTCGGAGGACGCGTTCATCGCGCTGCACAAAGCGCGGGTGAACGCGGCCATGGCAGAGTGGCCGAAATGAGCGACGATCCCAGAGCGGATCTGCCTGATGAGGTCGAGACGCCGATCGGCAAGGTGCGGTTCCCGAAGGCGGACACCCTGTACACGGTGTACTGCTCCGCATGCGGCGAGAACATCGGTGGCGGGTTCCTGTATCCAGGAGAGCAACTTGCCGAACGGCGATTGTCTACGCGATGCGTCTGGTGCGGCGCCGAGGGCACGGTGAGAAGCAAAGTGGTGGCGGGTGGGCCGATAACATGAGCCGCCGTGTCCGGATCGACCGTGACCTGCGCATCTACGGATGGGAGAGCGGCGAGCGCCCGCGCCTGTCGTGGTGGCGCCGGCTGTGGCGATGGGTGACGAGACGATGAGCTTCGACGCGCGCCTGTCGCTCCTGTCCGAGTACACGCTGGACGAGCTGTTCGACGAGGTCAAGACTCGGTTCACCGCTAGCGTGCTCCTGACCACTAAGGACTTGAATGGCGACGAGACACAGACTGACACGTTGCTGAAGTACAGTGGTGCTGTCATAGCGTGCGTCGGGTTGGCGACGTGGGCTCGGTCCAGGTTACTAGTGGCGATGGAGTCGAATCAGGACGACGATGACGACGATGACGACGACTGCTGAGGAGATGACGATGCGATACGTGATGATGCTCGCGCTGCTGGCCAGCGCGGTGGTGACGGCAGGCTGCGGTAGCGTCGGCTCATCCGCTCAGGCGGCGGTGGCGCGCTACCAGTTCCACGCCGCGGCGACAGCCGACGGCAACGTGTGGTTCAACTCGCGCGTGGTGGCGATCGACGGCACGGCCACCGGGATGGTGGAGCTGCGCGACGAGCATGACGGCTCCGTGATCTGGTCGCTGCCGCTCGCCGACCTGACGGGCCGGAGGGCGTACGAGCTCGTCATCACCGACGACGGGCCCGAGGTGATCCCGGTGACGTGGGAACGCGCGACGGCGCTGCTCGGCGCGTACACGTGGGTGCCGTGATCCCGACGTGTAGGACGTGCGGCAGCGAGGCGGTCAGGTGCTTTCAGGGGCTTCCTCGCGCGGTGAGGGATCGTCTGGCGAAGGATGCATACCGGAGGCTGGGATGCGATGCGTGATGCTGGTCCTGTGCGTGGTCTTCTGCGGTGGCTGCTCGACGCTGTCGAAAGTCGACGACATCGCGACGCGCACGCAGGCGTACCTGTCGGACGTCGACGCGAAGGTCCGCGGCATCCAGGAGTGGACGGAGTCGCGGATCGCGACGGCGGAGGCCGACCGCGCGAGGTTCGAGTCGACGCTGACGGGGCCGTGGGACGCGGACGGTGACGGGCGGGTCAGCGCAGGCGAGATCAATAGCATGCTGAAGGACGTGGCGGTCGGGTCGATCACGAGCCCCGAGAAGCGCTCGCTGTGGACGGATGGCGAGTTCTGGACCGCTGTCGGTGTCGCTCTCGCGGGCGGGTGGCTGGGTCTGCGCGGGGCCAAGCGCGGCGTCGGGGCGCTGCACAATGCCGGGCGCTCGGCGCTCGGCGAAACAGAGAGGGTGGTCCGATGATCCGCTACGTCGAGAACCTGACCAACGACTACCGCGCTGTCGACCCGTCCGAGTGGCACTGATGGGGGGAGCATGGCGGCGCGTGAGATCACGCTCAAAGACTGGCGGGACTTCCGCCGCGTCGCACGCCGCGTCGCGCCGTGGGCCGACGTGGACGAGCTCGACGATCTCGCCTCCGAGGCGCTCCTCGAAAAGCTGCGTCGGGACACCTGCGCGTACCGGGCGGTGGTCGACGCCCTACGGGCCACCTACGGGAAGAGCCTGACACAGTCTCAGCGCCGCCGCTGGTACCTCGCGCACCCGGTGGACCTGGATGACACGGATCCCCTGACGGAGCCGACGGACGCGGACCGGGCTCTCGTCGACGCGGACGACCTGGCAGCGCATCTCGCGCGCGGCGGGCCGCGATGGCTGCGGCGGGCGCTCGAGGGCATCGCTCGTGGGATGACGGCAAAGGACGCCGCGATAGCTGCGGGGGTGACGTACTGCGGGCTGTACCTGCACCTGCGGCGGCTTCGCGGTGGCAACACGATCAGGTCACGATAGACGTGGGCGCAGGCCCTCCCAGGAGACCTGCGCCCACTGGCCTTTTAGCCGTAGCCGTAGCCGTAGCCGTCGCCGGAGCCGTCGCCGTCGCCGGAGCCGTCGCCGGAGCCGGAGCCGTCGCCGTCGCCGTAGCCGGAGCCGGAGCCGGAGCCGGAGCCGGAGCCGGAGCCGGAGCCGGAGCCGGAGCCGGAGCCGTCGC